CTCGTTAATTATACTTACGATTTGATGGATTCCGTTAGTTTGACGATGCCCAGCTTTGCTGGATGGCAACTTTGGCAGTGGGCCTTTGTTGTTGCCGCCGTTCTGGCGATGCCTGGAGTGTTTGCACGATTGCGCGTGCGCATGTCCCAGATGATATCCTTTTTGTCTCGTTCTGACGGTTTCCTTCCTGAGGTTTACCGTCAGGTCTTTAACGATACACCCATGGTCTATCAGCCAATCCCGGGTCACCATACCCATGGAGTGGCTGCAGCAGGCCGTAGTTCCGCGACATTGTTCATGAAGACTGTCGCGGCAGGATTGGGATTGGAACCGTTCTTCTATCAGTGCTCACGCGCTGATCAGCGGAACGGAAGCGAAGGTAGTAGAGAATACTACTGGGCGAAAGACGTGACTGTTTCCCCAAGTGATGATGTGTGGTCTGAACGCCATCTCACTTGTTTGGTGGATGTGGATTACTACGTGGACATGGCGAGTTTTCTTATTGAACATCCCGGTCCAGTCATGCTTTACACCTTTGTTCCAGATGCTGTGTGTGGCCAGGCGAAAGGTTATTCGTTCACCTTTGACCACAAATCAAACGTGCAGTATCAAGTTAGCGGTGGTGCGACCTACGCCCATCCGCTCTGGAACTATGGCGTCGATCATTTCATGACCTTTGGGGGCTTCTTTTCAACGCAATGTGCCGCATACCTTGTGGATCGGCGCTATGTGGATGAAAATCGATACCTGGTCATGTTGACGCCAATTGGTCGTTGGGGTCTCTTGGGAGCGTTGCTGTGCCGTATTTTGCATAGCAACCCGTTGAGACGTCTTCGCGTCGCTTTTGGTGAACACCTGCGGTTGAATGTGGTTCGTGAGACTGGTCATATGGTCTCAACGGGCCGAGTTGATGGCTACCTTTGTGCCACCATTCCCGTGCGTGTTGATGATGCCATTTCCACGATCGCACAACTCACAAAAGTAGACCTGAGTATTCCCCAGATTTTGGGTGAGAAATTGGTCGAGGACAAATGTGAGGCTGCGATCCTTGTTCATTATCACCGTTCGAATGTGAAGAACAAGATAGATTCCGTGTTTCCTGTTTCGGAAGGTGTGCGCAGATATCAAATGCACCCCGAATCATACGATCCTGATGCGAAGCCATCGATGAGTGCCTTTATGAGTCCTATTTTGCATGGTTGTTTTTCCCCAGACAACTGCAAAACTAATGATGAGGCTGCCGTCGAACATCGCATTAAAGCTGTCGCGACGAGCGTTGTGTTAACCCCGTTCGTCGTGAGGGCCATGGAGGAGTTCCTCAAGCTTGTTATACCAGTTGCTGGTTGCAAGCACCCGTTGGAGATCCCTGATGTCTATGACAGACAAAAGAGACCAACGCAGCGTAACATCTTGGATTTGGCTTCTGTCACGATCTTGTGCAAGCGCATAGTACGGATGTTTACGAAACGTGAAGCCTATGGCGAGATTAAGGCGCCACGGCCGATAAGTACCATCAATGGCAATGATAAGATGGCTTACTCGAGATACATTTATGAGTTTGCTGAGTTGCTGGGAAAACAACCCTGGTATGCATTTTCGCATAGCCCAAAGGAAGTTGCTGAGCGTGTTTGTGCCGTTTTGAGGGGCCGCCGCTCTGCCGTGAATACGGATTTTTCGAAGTTTGATGGACACGTTTCGAATGTGTTGCGCGAGTTGGAGAAACTCGCGTTGCTGCGCACATTTCACCCACAATACCATGTTGAGATTCTTGAACTGCATCGCTCGCAATTCAATTTGCCTGCAATCTCTCGGTTTGGTGTGAAGTATGACACTGGTACGTCTCGTGCCTCTGGGTCTCCAGAGACCTCCGCTTTCAACACGTTGGCCAACGCCTTCATCAATTACCTGGCTTTGCGAACTACCAGATATGAAGGCGCCTTTTTGCGCCCCGAGGTTGCGTTTAAACGCCTTGGGGTGTATGGTGGCGACGATGGCCTGACTGCCGATGTTCCTGTCGAAAGTTTGGTGAAAGCAGCTGAGAGCGTTGGCCAAGTTTTGACGGCGGAAGTCGTGAAATGTGGTCAGCTTGGTGTGAAGTTCCTTGCTCGTGTGTATTCGCCAGATGTTTGGTTTGGTGATGCGAGCAGTTGCTGTGATTTGCCCAGGCAGTTGTCGAAATTTCATGCGACCACTGTCATGGACAGCAAGATTCCACCAGTGGCAAAACTCTTGGCTAAGGCGAGAGGTTTTGCGTTGTCTGATCCGAATACCCCGATCATTGGGCCTTTGTGTGTCAAGGTCGTGGAGTATGTGCAACGTCGGACCCTCGAGGGTCGTAGAGCTGATGAGGCTTTTACGAAACATTTGAGTGAACTCAGCGAGTGTGTGAGTTGGCATGCGATGTGCCATCTTGACTCGCAGTATCCTAATCACGACAGCGGGTGGATGGAAGCGTACGCATTGAGTGCGCTTCCCGGGTTTGATCATGCCCGGTTTTCCACTTGGTTGTTAGCCGTCGAAGACTTGAAATCGTTTTTGACGCCGCCGTTGTGTGATGAGCCGAGACAGGCTGTGTCCAAGTTGCCTGTTGTCGTTGATGGCACCGTGGTTGGTGTCGTCGCGAAGCCCAAGCCCAAGGCCCGCAGCGCGAAATTCGCGCAGCGACGCCGGGCTTGAGAAGGGAGTTGTGTGCGGGGACGGGCGGGCTTGGCCGCCCGGTTGAATTCCTACGGGTGTTCTCCGCATACAAGAAATATCAACAAATAACATGTCTGCGAAACAAGTGAAACAGTTGCTTGGAGTTGCCGCCGTTCAAACAGCGCGGAACTTCCAGCGCGCTTCAAAGCAGAAAAACCAAAGACAGCCACGTTCACGTGGCCGCAATCGTGGTCGGGCGCAAATGCCCGACCCAACGAAAGGCATGTCGACGTCCCTTACTCAGTCTTATTTTGACTCCCTGTGTGATCCGTTCAATTACGGTGGTGTCAAATTGGGTTGGGGTTGTCTCGTGCCTTCCACATTGACGACAGTTTACCTTCGTGGTGTTGTGAATGCGAATGCTGATGGTTCATTGGCTCTCGTCGCAATCCCAGCCGCGACAGGGTTTGTTCAGGCAGGCTCAGGTGGAGCTGCCGTCGCCCTGAATGGTGCTGTTTCTGCAACCGACGCCGCCGCCATTGCTGCGAGCTTTGGTGGTGGACGTGTTGTCTCTCTTGGAATAAAGTCGTTTCCTTCCATCGCCGCGACTGCGGCGCCTGGATCTTCGTATTGCGGTGCTCTTGAAGGGAGCAATTTTACCCTTCTGACCGCGATGACGGCAAACGACTTTGCGTCATACCCGCAGTCGCACGTTGGCATTGCATCGAATGGTGCATTTGCGAGCGGTCGACCGCAGGATGTGGCCTCATTCGAGTTCATGAATGAGGTTGTTGACACAACGGGCTTTGTGACGACGACGGAATTTCCGTTTTCTTGCCCGTATAATGTGTACCTTGGACTTCCTGCCAGTTCACCCGTTTATTACGAGCTTGTTATGAACGTGGAAGGGCTCGTGTTGACGAAACACTTGTCCGTTGGCCTTGGTGCTTCCGCCACTTGGGGCGACACCTTGGCCAAATATTGGCCGTCCTTTGAGTCCATGTGGAGCGCGATTAAACCCGCGCTCCCACCGCCTGGTCGTAGTTCAGTTAACGAACCGGCGCGTCAAGGGTTACTGTCCGGTATCGGTCGTGGTATCGGCAGTGCCCTTGTTGGGATTGCGCAAAATACTCTTGGTGCTTATGCTCAGCGGCAGATGGGGATCACAGCCCCGCCGCGTATGAAGCTGCTCACTTTGTGAGTGTGTTTCATTGCCGAGTTGCCACACAACTCTTATAGTCCGACTGGCTGAGAGGCCTCTCGTTGACTGGCGAGCGCAAG